GTATTTTTGTTTATACCAATATCTGTATCATAAGCAGAATCCAGCAACAAAAACTGTCTTATAATTGAAAAATTTACACCAGCAATTTCGCTTATATCATTTAACGACTCGGATATACTATCTATTATTGAAGATAGATTTTTTTTCAAATCTCTTTCATTAGATGATCTTAATATAAGATGCTTTATATTTGTATATTTATCTACCTTTAAAGGATTTGGAGAAACACCACCCCCTGTTAACTCATCAGAATATTTTATTAATAATCTAAATTTATTAAAACAGCTACTTAACCTAGAATTAACTCTATTTGAAAAAGCTGAAAGAACGATGTCTTGTACATTATTATTTTTGTTATTTTTATTTTTTGATATTCCCAGAGACAATTCTCTTTGCAAGTAATTTGAGCCAGGTTGAGCAATCAATATAGATGCTGCCAATCCAACTGCACTGGATGCTAACGATGGAATATCTGATTTTATCATTCCTATCTTTTTAAATTCATTTATTCCTTGTATAAATTGATTTATTGCAGTCGCAAAATCAGCCTCTGTAAAGGTAGATTCCTTTATGCTAGCCTGACTTGTTTGACTGCCTGTAGAAGAACTGCTAGTCTGACTTGTTTGACTGCCTATAGAAGAACTGGTAGTTTGACTTGTTTGACTGCCTGTAGAAGAACTGCTAGTCTGACTTGTTTGACTGCCTATAGAAGAACTGGTAGTTTGACCTTGGCCAGCAGATGGGGTTGTAACTTGTGAGATTTTATTTATATTATATTTCATTTAAATTATCCTTATACTGGCATACCGGGTGCCCCTCCGGGTGGGGAGCCTCCCATTCCACCTTCCATTCCGCCTTCCATTCCCGGCAATCCTCCTCCAGCCTCCTGGCCAGACGCAGCACCCTGAGTTCCCTCTGGAGGCTCTTGTATTCCAGAAGTTGGATCTAGACCCTTAATTTCAGATAGTCTCATTCCACCTAGAATCTGCTGTTCCTTTGAGAATATCTGATCATCAATCATCTCCTCTCTAATCCTTCTTCTTTCATCTTCATAAGATAAACCAAGACTTCTATGTAGTGTTTGTAAAGAAACCTGCTTGTTACCAACATAAGTTCCTATTTGCTGTACATAATCATTCATATCATATAGATTCATATGATTCCAATCAATGGTTGGAACAAGCAATCTTTTTTCTCCATCCTTATATTCAAAAAAATCTTGTAATTCACATATTGGAGCAAATATCTTTCTTTCTAGCCATTTTTTTATCATATTTCTAAATACATCATATCTTTGCCTCAGTACATCCAATCCAACAGATGAGCTTGCGTATGTTGCAGATTCTTGATCCATTAATGCTTTTGGTGTCATTAACCCTGCGTATATATTCTCAACAATATGTGAGATATCCGCAGATATATCCATTGTTGCACCGCTATAACCACTTCTTTCTATTTTTACACCAGAGTGTGTAACTATTTTAAAATCCTTATCATACTGGGCCTCCTCCAGTACTTGCTTGAAAGCCTCTATGTCTGACTGTGTTGCCCTATAATCTCCATCACCACCAAGTGTAACTAGAGTTAATGGATTTATCATACCATCTGCTTGTGCAAATTTAGATTCTCTTAGTTTATCATATAACATTAAATCTTTATATATTGACACTATTATTGAGGTACCTCTTATATCATATGGTGAACTCAAAAGCTTTAAGTGTGATATATTGAAATCATCCAAAGGTATATTCATACCTTTCTTTACATAGTCAATAATATGTTGTGGTATATACTTTTTCATAGCTACATCCGCAGGAAGATTAGAATTGACCATTCTAACCAAGCCTGAATCAGGCCTTAATGAAACCTGAGAATGATTGCCGATTATTGATTTTTTTACATGAATAAAATCTGGATTTAGGATAGTTATTCTGCTCCATATACCCATATTTTCATCTAGTTCTGCATATGGAAAGCTTTCGCCCATTTTCCAAAACTCTAATGCAGCACCATATACTACAGAATAAAGATCTATTTTTTCAGCCATTTCCATAAAAAATTGCTGAACTTTTTTATTCTTACAAGTTATATTTATTTTTGATATTGGATAGCTAGAATGTAAATTTATAGCATTTCTAACGATTGGATGGGTATCATAAAATACCCTATTCCAAGCATTCATAGTAACTCTATCTCTGGGTAAATTTAAATTTGCTAATTGAAATAATGGTGAATATACTTCTGGTGCCAACCTATCATTATTATAGGTTGTTTGTGGCCCAGGCATTGGAGAGGTTATTGATGCCTTTTTGTTAAAACCACCATTTATAAAAGAATGACTATGGGCTACTGTTGAATAAAATTTTGGCTCAGAAGTTGAATCAATTTGTTTATTTACAGCATCAGTAATTTGAGCTCTTCTTACTTCAGATAAAGTATTAGCTGCGTTTTTATTTATATTTTTAACTTGACCAGGTTCTCTTTTCATTTTAAATTCTCCGCTTTAACTTTGCTAATACAGGCATAGGGTAATCATTATTTGTCTTGTGTCCAGGCTTGATTGAAAAACCTTTTGTTAGGTCAAATTTGTATGCCATATAAGCATACATTAATGCCATCAAGCCATCATTTGGAACACCACCTTTTGAATATGTTTTCATTGGTTGTCCAGCAACTATTTTTGTCTTTACTTCCATTGAAGTACAGTGATCTATTAACCACTCAACATATTCATAGCTTTTCCATGGAAATCTTATTCTTCCTTTTCTAAATTGATCAAAGATTTCTTCAATTAACAAATCTTTATTATAAGAAACTATTAGCTCATCCTCTCTAAACTTAACAGCATTAGTTAGATTTCCACTACCTTGTGCTCCTAAAAATTTATCTCTATAAATATATTGTAAATCATGAACAACATCTTGTCCAAAGAACCAGTCTGAAACACCTCTATTTACAGCAAATCTTCTATACATTTCTTGTATAGTTTCTTTTTTGTAACTAAAATCATTTTTTCTTAATTTATGCGCATGCTCAATTAATAATGTTCCATCCTGCATGGCAGATAATATTACCACACACGAAAAAGACTGTCCAGCTTTTGAGTTTGGATCATCATCTTTTCCGCCCCAATCTACACCAAGATATACTTGTTTTGTTCCAGATTCAATTTTTGTAGAAAACTCTCTATCTTGATCTCTACATTTATTATAAATTTCCTCTTTAGTTAGCGGCATTCCAGCATCTGAATAAAACTCACCAACAACTTCGTTATTCCATAGTCTTTCTGACTGGGATGGATTTTTTTCAGGCATTAAATTTATAATATTTTCTTTTGCAAAGTATGGTATATACAGTTGGTTTATATGAAATCCAGTAAACTTACATTCTTCTGGATTTCTAGAAGGAACCCATCTTCCCATTTCTATTGCTTCAACTTTCTTTTGCTTTGTTCCACATAGTGGGCATTGAACTATATTATCATGAAGCCATATGGACATCCATCTGTTATCTCCAGGCAGATAAAATGGATATGTTTTTTTACAGTTAATACATCCAAGATGATAGTATCTTTGATCCGACATATCCCATATCGTTGAAAAATAACTATTTCTTTCTTTTGGAGTTCCATAATAAACTTGAACTCCTTGACCTATTGGTCCGTATTTTGCTGCAGTTAAAATTTTTGTTGCATTACCAACAGCATGACCGTACATATCTTGTATTTCGTCAAAAAACACAACATCTGCAGTCATACCACGAATTCTATCTCCATCGGCACCAAGAGACTCTACCCATAAGGTTCCCGTCTTAAATTGCTTCATAGTTAGGTTATCAACGGCATTATCAGATTTTAACTTATTCTTATTAATAAAATCTGATTTTGCAGTTCTAATCATTGTCTCAAGTTTATCTTGAGAAAACTTCTTAGCCTGAGCTAAAGCTGGAAATAGATGCACAACTCTAATGCTTGGATTTGTAAATAACCCTCCATTTGTAAAATATAAATCTAGCGCAGATCCCATTATAGTTGCACCTACCTGACGACCTTTTTTTATAACAACTGGCCTTCCGGTTTTTTGGGTTGCTTCCAATGCAATATATCTGTATATATCAACCATAAATCTCCAACCTGTTTCTAACAGGTTGAAATCGCTTCCATCTATGGTGAGGTTATTTTGTACAAAGTTTGCTGGATCAAAATCTAGAAAACTACTAGCTAGTTGATCTAAAATTTCTTCTTCTTTTTTTTTCATTCTCTCGGGGAAGCGTGAAGAATGTAGTCTGCTAAATCATCATGATCAGTAGTACTCGAAACTTCATCTGAAACGTATTTTACTGTATCCTCTTTTTCTTTTCTATATTTAGAAAGTTTCTTTTTTATAACTTCTCTTAGAGATTTTTGATTTATATTTTTTTCTATTTTTTCAAACTTTAATTTTTCATCTCTTTTGCATTCATGAATAATAGCCTCAACACTAACTTCGGGCCTTGCTTTTCCGAAGTCTATTGCATATTCAACGAAATTTTTTAAAATTTTCATACCATTTTCATCTAGAACTTTTTTGGCCTTACAAACCTTGCATTCTTCATCAGATTCAGACTTTGAATCTTTTGCAT